TTAACTGATTTTCTTTTTAAATTTTCCACTGCCTATCTCCAATTGATAAGTGATGAGCTTTTTTTCGTAAGGTAAAGAAATTGTGAGTTTTTGTAAGCTAGAATTCTCTCCCTTATCATCAAATTTAACTGTAAAATCTTTAACTGCTACCTCCTTTGGAATTGTGATACTTCTATCTTCACAGATTAATTCTTGATTTTTAGCAACTAAACTTTCAGATTTTTGAAGCAGTGCAGCATCTTCTTGACTCCTTTTATAGAAATTTTCAAATTGAAGAACAAACAATTCTCCCTTAAAAAGATGGACTGTTTGTATTATTTCTAAAGAAAAAAGAGTTGCGCTAAAAGAAATAATCAACAAAACTAGAAGAGACTCTAGTAAAGTAAATGCTCTAGTCATTAAAATTTCGTTCTTCATTTTTATTCTGATCATAGTAATTATCGTAAGCAGAAATTTGTTTTTGAGTAATCATCCCAGCGCTGAGCAATTCTGACAGAGTCGGCTTCTCATCATCATGATCTAATTCATAAAGTTGGGCTTGACTTTCTACTACTTTTACAACTGCCGCTTCTCCAGTTTTTTGAACTTGTGATTTTTCTTTAATTAAATTTGGAACAAATAGTAATATCAAAATACTAATAATAGCTAGTACAATTAACATCTCAATTAAGGTAACTAAAAAACTCCTTTTAAGGAGTTTCTACTATTATATATAGTGATTATTGTAAAAAAATGCCAGCAGATTGCTGACACCCATGTTTAAGACTTTCATTATATCATATAAAACAAACAAAAAAAGCCACTCCGAAGAGCAGCTAATAATGAGGAGAGTAAAACTCTTCATCGATGTCCAATAACATTATAGCACAAAAAAAGCCCCGCATAAAGCGGGTTTTGTTTCTAGTTAAAATTAATATATTCTACTTTGTACATCTTGCCCCATAAATCAAATTGAGCTTGTGTTTTAGATTGTGTCGGAATATCTTTACCAGTTATTTGCTTGTATGTTCCTGAGTAGTGGTCAAGTGCTAGTTTCCCATTTTTCCCAGCGAATGCAATACAGCGAATACCGTCAAATAACATTGTTCCGCCAGTTGGTTTTCCATTTGCGTCTACTACGTTGAAAATATAAATCATTTTTGAGTTCTCCTTTGTTGGTTGATTAGGTTGGATTGGGATTTCATTTCCCATATACTTTTTAATTCCTGCAATAAAATAATCTTGGACTGCGGTAATAGCTGAACCATGCAAAGCCCAAGAGCGATGCGGACAATCTGTTGCTGAATACTCTTTATGAAGTCGAACAGTTTCACGATTCGGTGTTAAACCATACTTCTTCATCGCTGCTGCAACATCTTGAAAAACTGCTTCTTCCACAGCTTCAAATTCCGCATCACTAGTACCCATAGACTGGCAAACTTCCCAAGATAGAGCCCATTCATTCGCAAACGAATTGCCAGAATGCCACACTATGTTATCAAAGTCATCTGCTTGATATTTGCCATCCTTAGCAATATAAACATGAGCAAAACCAAGTTCTGCTTCATGATTAGGTAGCCAACTCCGATAATAGGAAGCACAAGCATTGATACTCCCCGCATCATTATGAATGATGACAAAAGTTGGTTTACCAGGACGCTTTCCTGCAATACCTGGATAAAACAAGGTCATTCATCTACCTCCTGTACTTTATGGAGGGGAACTGATACCATTTGATTTTCTACATTCACTTTAGCGAAAATTTCATTTTCTCGGACAAAATCATACTCTCCTGTAAACTGAAAGAAATCGCCAACTGAAAAACCATCAAATGCTTTAGAGGTTCCATCTGTGTTTAATTCGATAATTGAACTTCCCTGTACTTCTTTTTGGATATCCTCTGTCCCACCATTGACTGGTTCTAAAATGGCAAATTCCTCAGTTACTGATGTCACTTTAAATTTACCAATGAGTTTTACTTTTTTCATTTACTCACCTTCTTTTTTATTATAACTTGCTGTACTAATATGCATTGTTGCACCTAAGAATACCGCCACAGCATTCAAAGTTGCCACAATCGCATCTGTATTTTCCCAACCATAAATATGGCCGAGAGCTGCTACAAAAACGCTAGCTGCAGGCAATACAGTGACAACAATCCATTTGATTGCATCGTAAGTTTTGTTATTCATTTTGCTTCTCCTTTATTAAAAAAATAATTTGATTATTTCAGTTAATGCTGCAAAGATTGCTGCAGCAGAACCACCAATTCCGAGTGCTAATTTCCAGAAGTTTGTTTTATCTAGTAATTTCAACTGAAACTGACGTTCATCCGAACTTTCATTTCCCTTGATAACAGCTTGCAAAATTTGCGCATTCTGTTCGGATTGACGAGTATTTTGCTCTCTCAAAAAGCGATTTGATTCATCAACACGAGCCAATCCCTCACTCATTTGCTTTTGCATTTCAACAGACATGTCACTAAGCCGAGCAATTTCTTTGCTGTGCTGCTTTATTTCCTTACTTTGTTGTTGAAGTTGACTTTCGTGCTGCTCAACAATTTGTTCTAACTCCATAAACCTAACTTTCTAATTTATTTCAAAAAGTACATAGCAGTACCCCGTGGTGCGCCAGTAGCTCCAGAAGCACCCCACCACTTTACTCGGCCATCTGTTTCCAAATCGACGTGGAATGCTAAAGTGCCTGATGCAAAGTGACCAATCAATTCTTTAATTCCATCTGGTCGCCACTGAGCCGGTACCGCTGTTGAAAAATATGTACCGCTATTAATAGCAGTTAAAGACCCTGAAAAACGAACTATAACAAATTCTCCTTTACGCTGAAAATTCAGCGACAGACCGTTACCAATATTTACCGTTTCAGAAATTGTTGTTACTTCAAAATCAGTTAATTTTACTTTCCCAGAAGTTTTTGGTAAATTCCACCAAGTTGAATCATACTGATAACCAGGAATAGTAGCGTAAGTTTCGGGTATAGATGAGAAGATTGGAGTTAGATTAGATGAATTAGCAGGCAATTGGTTAAAGTGGCTATTACTAATCATTACGTTTTTCCCAACACCTGGTAGTTTATCATCAGTATAATATAACAAGAATGGATTCCCAGGATTGCTTTTTTCATTGTAGAATTCAGAGTTCCACATGCTTAATACATTACTCATTGTTAAACTAAGGTCTGCATCAAGAACTACCCCATACTTCATAGTATCGTTGTAGTAGTTAGAAACAAACGTATCATTGGCATTCTTTCCTAAATGAAGTCCTACTCCGACCTTTACTATATCAGGCTGGTCATTCCAAGGGTGAAAACCTTGAATAAAATTATCCCAAGCAAATAAATATATGCCGGTTTCGAGGTTTATAGTCTCAATGTTATTGAAATAACTATCTCTACCCGCATATATCCCTATGGACTTCCATTGTGCAGTACCGCCTTGGTTAGCAAATGTAATATCATTGGCATGAATATAACCATCTGTATCCGAACTGCTATTAGTTTGAACGTTTATACCGATTTTATTAGCCCCTACATCTAATATCCTCAATCCCCTAGGTGTAAAGATGGCGTTATCATGAAGAGTGAATCCTCCACTTCTGTTATTGAGGCGTAATTCGCCTATGCCGCCACCATCGATAGAAAAATTAACTCCAATGCTGAATAGATAAGGGAGGTCTGCCCCAGCAATAATTTTCCCAGCAAAAGTTACTCGCGAAGTGTTTTTTATATTAATGGTATTTGTTATTAAGAAGTCACCACGAATAAAGATATTTTGATTTTTCCAATCATCAAACATATTTTGGATTGCTACAGTATCGTCCGTTTTACCATCGCCTACTGCTCCATACATATATGGGGTGATTACGCTAATTGCTGCAACTTTAGCATCTGACTCTGCTTTAGTGTAAAAATCTCCGTTTTTAAATTCTTCAAGCGCATCATTGATTGTCTTAACGGCACTTGAAGCGGCTGTGTTAACCGTGCTAACAGCATTGTATTTGGTAGTATTGATTGTTGAAACCGCAGTATCTGCAGTATTTTTTACCGTGTTCTGATATTCATTAATCTTGATTTGTAAATCTGCAATCTTTTGATTTAAGTCTGCAAATTTCGCATCAGAATCAGAGATATACTTGTCAGTAATTTCATGAAGTTCTTTTACTAACTTGTTATACTCCGTGATAATCGTTTCAGCCAATGGAGCGTCAATATCGGCATTGCCATCAACGATAATGTCAAACTCACCAGTCGTATCTCTTTTATCACCTTTTACAATTGAGAAATAAGCAATTTCATAATTACCAGCAACCGCAAAAGCCATGTTTGGAAATGTATAATCAAATGTTCCAGCTTTTAGACCAGATTCTGTACTTGAGATGCCATCCACATCAAATACTTTGGTTTGCCCTCCGCTTGTGATTCCCTCAAATGTAATTGTAAAGCTAGTTAAATCAACTGGAGTATCGCGACTTGTGATATTAACAGTCACAGTCTGCATATCTTCGTCACCAATTCGCCCATAAATGATAGATTTAAGAATAGGTGTTTTTGCTAAATCTAAATTTAATGTTTTGTGCGACATCTTTTTCCCTTTCTGCTATATGATTTTCTATTGCCTTTTTGCTTGATAATCAAACGACTTTCTAAGTGCTCCACTTTTTCAATCAGTTCTTGATTGGTTAGTGTATTTAGATTGACTTGTTTATTTAAGTCAACACTCAAATAATGATTCTCACTCTCATCAGCTATTTCAGCTAAAAATGGAGTGCTTTGAGCAATCAGTCCAAACTGTCTGACGCTTGGTCTTTGTTTTTCTGGATCCCGACTATCATAGTATTGTTTGAAATCAAACTCCACCATTTGAATGCGTTTTGTTTCAGTAATACCACTAATCGTTGGTGCAGTGATGTTTTCTTTCAAACGAATATCAGACTGATTCTGGATGGCATAACCGTTCATATTTAGATTTGAGTAGAAATCAATATTTGAGTTGTTCGCTACTTGAAGTTTTTTATCTAAGGTTACTCCGCCACGTAGATTCACTCCACTTGAACCAATTTCAACGCCTGATTTAACAGTTTGGCTTTCAGTATAGTAAAAACTTAAAGGAACTTGTTCACCCATCAAAGAAGTAACTTTGTTATCTGAAGCAAAACCTCCTCCTAAATCAAAGGTGGTTCTTTTTACCTTACCCTTACCTGCAGTAAATGATAAATTCCCATCGCCTCCCATCATCATTGTGAGAGAACTCAATCCTTGGTTAGCTGGGTAGAACTCTCCGAATTTCTTGCCCGTATTATCCATAAATTGAATGCTTCCGCTAGACATAAAGATTTTCCCATTATCTCCAGTGGTTTCAAATGAACTTCCAGAAATAGAGATACCAATAATTTGAATTGCTCTTAGTGTCCCTGTGGTCATTCTGTCAGCAACAATCGCACCATTATTTGTCATGGCTAAACCATAAGTTCCTTTATAACCTGTGGAACTAAAACCAAGCCCACCAGAGTTCCATTTCCAGACATTCTTAGCTGTGTTGACATCTTTAGTATCCATGATTAGAATTTCTTGTGGGTCAGCTAAACTTGGATAAATAACTACGTTCCCTTTACCTGGATTATTCAAGATATTTGATGCTTCTTTTTGAGCATTATCTAACCATCCTATTTTGTCAGTAATGTTATTCAAATCAGGCTGACTATCGCTAATGACTTTGGACATGTTAGTTGATGCTTCGCCTAGTTCTAAGCTGTCAAACTTATCCAGTGCAACATTCCAAACCGTTTTGATGATTTGAGCGCTTGTGTTAATCTCTAACTCGTTAAATAGAACAGTTACCCAGTCACACAAGTCTATTTCTTCCAAGTTTGTGAGTTGTGCATTCATGACTGAACTTGCTAAGTCAACATAGCTTGTTTTGATATTTACTTTTGGAATTCCAACTTTATTGTTCTTGATATACTTCGTGACAAGGTTTCTTAAATCAGTCACATTGGCTGGCTTATCTTGGCTAAAATCTACCATTTGAATTCTTCGTTGCGTGTAATTATCAACATAATCGCTATCAAGAAAAGTCTCAGGTAAGATGATAATTTGACCGTCTTCTCCGTCCATCTTCGCCCAGCCATAAACAGAGGTATAAGTATTTTCAATGCTTTCTTCTTGAGAAATATCAGTCAAGTTTTTACCGTAAGCGATGATAACATTTCGCTCAACCCCAGCTTTAGCCAATAGTCTAACTTGGTTATTATTAAACAAATATTCCCCGCCAAAGTTATCAAGCATTGACCCTTGAACCCCACCTAATACCTCTTGAGCATTTTTAAATTTGGATGGGTCCGTAAAATCAATAGTGGATTGAGTAGAGATATCACTGTAAAATGTAAAATCTCCCTTTGGTTCCATTCTGTCTTGCAGTTGATTAAGTGCTGCCTGTGCGGTTACTTTTTCAAACTTTGAGCCAATCTTAACAATTGACCTCAAAAGTTGATAACGATAATGCTCGCAGTAAACTGTCACAATCCCATTCTTAGGCTTCGTGATTTCCGCAATCTCAAAATGTTGAGCTTTAGCGGTTTGACTTGGTCCGGCATCCGCAACAATCCAACGACCTATGAGAAGTTCTTTAAACAAAACGCCTTTTACTGGATAAGAAAAATTTAGCTCATAAGCTCCGTTACGTTCTCTCGTAACTTGAGGATTCATGGCTTCACTTAATGGGCCTAAACCTTGGGAATTCCAGTTATTATTCGTCTTATCATGTAAAATCATAATACTCATATTGCTAAATTCCTCCACCGTGGTTTTATTTTGACCTGATCCATATTGTCGTAACTAATTTCATTCCGCCCGGGTTTAAGCGTGATTGGATGATATCCAGCACCATTAATTAAGCAATACTTAGAAACATTCACTCCTCCTTCTTTGTATGCTATTCCAGTTTCACTATCAATTGTGATGATTCCTTTTCCAGCTTCTTTAGCAATCGTGTACTGCTCACCGTTGATATAAAGCGTACTGCCTGCAGTTGATGTTGTTTTGTTAAAAGTTATCAATGGCAAACTTTCAAAAGGTTCAGGGTTAGTTAAAGCAGAGCCGTTTTCGATATCTCGTTCATCTTCGCCGTCTAACCTAAACATGAAAGGTTGGCACTTAAATGTAAAGTTAATGATCAGACTATCAAAATATTTGTCATCAGCAGTTGTGCTACTATAATAAAATGCCTTATAGTAGTAATCGCTATATTCACTAAAAACCAAAGAAGAATATCCACCAGATGAATAAAGCCACCCAGCGATATTCCTTAGCTGCGTTGGTAAATTAGAGTTAGAATCTTTAAACAATCTCATCGGAAAAGTTTTTTCAATATCTTTGAACTTATTTTTATCAAAAATTATATCGGCACTTCTACCATCTACACTCTGAAAGTCAAAATCTGCTTCTGGGAGAGTAAATTGCATTTCGTTCAGCACGCGCATATTTAATTCATTAGACTTTCGGCCTTTAAACATAAAGTATGGCTCTTTGCTAAATTTCATTATTTTCCTCCCAATCTTCCTCTAGTCTGTCTTTCGATTGATTTAGCAAGTTTATTTCCTGTCTCCTCAATACTTTCATCATTAGAAAGCTCCGCTTTCTCTACATTAATATATACCTTCATTCCAGAGGTATCTTCGCTTAGTTTTTCCTGTGTTTGTAATTGAGTTCCTTTAACCGTAATGACTTTCGAATTCAAAGCATTGTTAAGATTTGGAAGTCCGTTACTAAAACTATTTTTTAGCCTATCTGCCATAGATGACACATTATTTTGGACCTTCTTAAACTTAGTTTGTAACCCTTCATCAAATCCTTCCATTATCGCTCCACCTTGAGGAATCAATAATCTCCTGTCATATGGAAGTGGGCCTTTATGTTCGGCAATCCAATCACCAATACCACCTACCCAATCTTTTACATCTTCAAATTTATCTTTTAGACCATTGAAAAAGCCGCTGATTATTGATGAACCTTGTTCATAAAGTGTATCTAATCCAAATAAACCAGCGATATCTTTTATGAAGTTTTTAAAAACATCAATAGGATTTTTACCATTGACAATACCATCAACAAAACTTCCAATGATTTGTCCACCTTTACTAAGGAAATCACCAATGGATGAAGCGATAGCTCCTATCAAAGCAGCTATCACATTTCCAATCGCACCTAAGACTTTTGGAATTGCTTGAAGTATTCCGCTAGCCAAAGCGATGAGAATTTGAATAGCTGCAATAATAATTGATGGCAAATTATTAATAATCGTTTGAACAATCATCAATATAACCTTAACAATTGCTGGAATTAACGTTGGCAATGCTTGGACAATACCATCAACAATTGCAAGAATTATTTGAATTGCCGCTTGAATAATAGTTGGTAAATTTACAATGATAATCGTAACGAGCTGTGGCATTAATGCTGTAAATGAATTAATCAACATTGGTAGAGCTGTAGTAATTCCCTCAACTAACGCCATAATTATTTGAAGTGCTGCTTGAACTAAAAGAGGTAAGGTTGTCATTATAACCTGAATGATTTGAGGTAGTAACGTAGTGAACATTTGCATTAATTGAGGGAGTGCAGTCACAAATCCATTGATTAAAGCTAAAATAATCTGAACGGCTGTATTAATAAGCAAGGGAATATTAGTCGTCAAAATTGTAATCAATTGAGGAATCATTGCTTGAAAGTTAGCGATTAATTGCGGTAAAGCAGCGCTGACGCCTTGGACAATTGCTAAAATTAATTTAAGCCCCGTATTAATCAGCATGGGTAAGCCTGACACAAAAGCATTAACCATCTCAAGAAGAGCATTTGTCAATAATGGTATTAAGGCTGGTAATTGCTGCGAAATACCATTTATTAACCCGTTTATCATTACCATGCCCTGAGTTATTAAAGTTGGCCCACTTTGAGCTAACATGCCAATAATTGACTGAACCGCTTGCCCAAGTGCTGAAGTTAGTTGAGGAGTAGCTCCTACAATACCTTGCATTAAACTCATAATAATGCTCACTCCAGCTTGAATAATACTGGGAATAACAGTTATTAATGAGTTTACCAATGAAATTATTCCAGCAGTAAATGAAGGTATAATTGTTGGTAAAAGATTGACTATTGTAGTTAGCAAGGTTCCAAATAGTGATGATACTGTAGAGAACACTGTTGGCAAAAGCTTAGCAATTGCCCCCAATAAGCCAGTAATAACAGGAGGTAATGCAGTTATCAGATTTCCGATAATAGGAGTAATATTGTTAATAACATTAGTCAAAGAACCCATTAAGTTATCGACTAATTGTTTGATATTAGCGTTGCTATTACCCAGACCAGTAATCAGATTTTCATAAGCTGCTTTTGTACTATCAATTGAACCGCTGATAGTTGAAGCTGCTTCTTTTGCTGTCGTTCCAGTGATACCCATTTGCGTTTGTACAACGTGAATGGCTTGAGTTACATCAGCAAAACTAGAGATATCATACTTCTGCCCAGAAAATTTTTCGGCATCTGATAAGAGACGCTTCATTTCTTCTTGAGTACCACCATATCCAAGTTTTAAGTTATCAAGCATTGTGTAGTTTTGTTTTGCAAAACCTTGATAAGCGTTCTGAATATCACCGATATTTGAACCCATTTTATTGGCATTGTCTGCCATATCAACAACTGCTTGATTTGAATAATCTGCTGCTTTAGCTGTATCACCCTTAAGAGATGCAACCATAGATGCTGAGAAACCTGTTACAGTTTCCATGTACTGATTAGCCGAAAGGCCGGCTGTCTTATACGCATTATCAGCGAATCCTTGGACTGTTTTAGAAGCATTACCAAAAAGAGTATCAACACCACCTACTAATTGTTCATAATCAGCATAGGAAGAAAGAACTTGTTTACCAATTCCAACGGCTGCTACTCCAACTGCGGCAGTTCCAGCAATTGCTGCAGCTGTTCCAGCTTTTAAAGCACTGCCTATTTTGCTACCTGTGCCAGACATAACTGAACCTAACTTATTATATTCGGTCATTGCCTTTGCACTATCTAATAAGACGTCAATTACTACTGCTCCATCATTGGCCATTTAATTCTTCCTCCTTTCTTCTCATGAACTCCCGTTGCTCTTTTAAATCCATCATTTCAAATTCAATTCTTTCGCGATCAGATTTCAGAGCAACGGCGCTTTTAGCTTTTTTAATTTCTTTACGCTCTTTTTCAGTAGCATTTTCAGGAATTTCCATTTGCCTGATTTCAATCACGCGCCTAAATTTTGAAGTCTCAGATAAACCAGCCAGGAGAGCATTAAATTTATCCCAACTCATGGTATGATTTCTAAATTTTTCGAGCGACATTTTTCCAGACTGAACTTTATTCCAGTAATAGTTGGATTTTTCACGCTCTTTTATTAAGTCGATTCCATAATCTTGCATAAATGAAGCAAAAATATAATCAGCATCTTCCTCAAAGTCATAAAATTTCTTTTCTTCTTCGAGGATATTGCCTTTCATATCTCTCTCAACTGTTTCTTCTCTAGGATTATCACCAATTATCTTTTGCGTTAATCCTTCAAGTATTATTTGAAAGTCTTCCTCTGGTATCTCATTAATAGGTGCTAAAAAGAACATTTCAATTGTAATGAACAACTTTTCAGATACGTCGATATCATCTTGCTTATAAAGCTCAAATAATCTCAGAACTCGTGAAAAATCCATTACAATTTCATAATCAGCGGTTTTGGCTTCAATTACATCTGGCTGACTCCATGAAAGAGAAAGTACCATGTAAAGCCTCCTGTCTTAACGTTTTTTACCGTCAATAAATGATTGAGCTTTAGATTTTGTTTGAATCAATTGAAACTGCTCTGTTACTTGTCGCAGTCCTTCTTCAACTACAAACAAATCCTCGTCTGCAACATCATAGAGTTTTTCAAAAGCACCATCTCCCAAAATTAAATCTGTGTATTCTTGAATTTTTGATTTAATGAATTCAATCAATTCCAGCAAAGCTCCAAGGTCATTTTTTTCTTCTAAATCTTTAATTTCTTTTCGCTTGTTATCAATTTGTTCCTTAATTTTAGGAAGCTCTTCTGTATATTTTTTTAAATATCGAGTGCCCATTTTAATTTCAAATTTAATTCCGAAGACGCGAGTAGGGATGACGTTTTTCTTGAGTTCAACTACGATTTCATTTTGTTTTTTTGCCATTTTTATCTCCTTAAAAAATAAAAGCTAGAAGGAATTCCCTCTAGCCTTTGTCAATATCTGAACTATGCTCCTGTTACAGTAACAGTACATGATGCAGTCTTACCATTTTTTGAAGATGCATTAATTGTCGCAGTTCCAGCTTTTACCCCAGTCACTTTACCAGCAGAGGTTACTGTTGCAATCTGCTCATCACTTGTTGTAAACGTGATTGTTTTATCATTTGCATCTGCTGGAAGCACACTCGCTGTCAATGTTTCATTAGCTCCCACTGCAATAGAAGTTGTTGTTTTGTTAAGAGTAACGCTCGTCACCTCAACTGTATTTGATTTTGAATCATCTGGTAGTCCATTGAATGTGATAGTTGATTCAAAATTACCACGTTCGCCAGCATCGCCTCCACCGTGAACAATTCCTGAAAGAGTGGCGTTACCAGACAGAATTCGTCCATCTGGTTCGGTATGTTTGAAATAAACTACGCGGTCTTGTCCTGTCTTAGCTAAACGCTCACGAATAAATGCTTGTGCATCATCTTCAGCATAACGACGGTGGCCCTTAAATGCATAACTTGTTGAAACCGTTGAAATATTTGTTTCTTTACCACCTCTGTCAGCGTAGTAAGAGTAATCTGACGAATCTTCATCATTTTTTAAATCTACAGATTGGATTCCTTCCGCTAGTTCATAAAGTTTATCAGGTGGTGTAATTTTACCTGTGCTAGGGTCAACAATACCCGCTTCCCCGATTTCGTACTTATTGAGGTAATTTAAGGCAAATCCTGTATAAGTCATTTACTTTTTCTCCTTATTTTCTAATATTTAATGCAAGCGTTAAAACATAAAGATAGGCGTCATGTTCTTGTCTTCCAAGATTTCTTGGTTGAGTATAAACTGAACTAGAATCAAAGAAAAAAGAACCGTCTCCTGATTCAAGAGTTACCAATTTGCTATTTTCATAACGAGGTAATCTATCAAAATCATTGGCTATCTTCCATGCGTCATTGTACGCTTGCAATTGGTCAGTATTTTTTATTGTGACTTGGACTAAAAAAGATATTTCCCTACCAAGAGAAAGGTCTTTTATTCCTTGTCCAGACGCCACAGATTGAAGCGATAAGTCACGCTCATTATCTTGCGGAGGATTATCCTCTTGGATAATTTGGCGGCCGCTATCGGTTAATCGTGGCGTTTCTAGTTGTAAAGTTCGCAATCGATTAGAAAGAACTGAAAATATATCCATCAAAGATTCTCCTTAATAGCATTTTGAGCAACTCTTCTAATATCTTCCATATCTCGTGTCTTTGCAACTTCTCCCCACCTCTGCTCGGCATCTGGATTATGTTCCCTTGATGGGGTACCAACATAATAAGCATAAGCAGCATAATCTGTATCCCAGATTACTTGCCCTTTATCAAAGTTACTAGCGCTCCAAACGCTCGATTCAGTTGCTCCAGTATCTTTTTTTACATACTTATTGGCTTTTTTAGCAAACTCTACGCTTGTTGGATTGAGTGCTTTTTTAATTGCTCTATCAACTCGGTTAAAGTTTCCTTTAAATTTAATGCTCATTGTAACTGTACCTCCAAATGATGAGGGATTTCTTGATCAGTATAAGATTCAAGACAGCCAATAATATTCAACTTCTTATTTTTAAAAGTTATTTTCCCCCCCTCATTAATTTCAATGAAAGGGCTAGAATTTACTGAATCAATAAACAAAATGCCATTTGTATATGCTTCTGTATTATCCGATTTTGTCACTTTCTTTCGAGTTGGAGTGAATCGTACATTCTTAATTACTGTGCTTTTAGGCTTAGTTCCTCCTCCCATAGAACCATCGCCAACGCTTTTCGGTTCTGTGTAGGTTACTTCATGAATTAGCAGTCTTTTCGGGATTGGTTCAAATAACACTTATTTTTACCTCCTTCTTGACTAAAAGACCCGTTCCTTCCAGATACATTAATGTACTGGGGGATACTCTATTTGTTTGCTTATTTGAAGAAGGTTGACTTGAAGAATAACTAAAGCCAGAAATTGAAACACTTTGAGATGATGAACTTACGCCATTTACATTTGATTCAATGCCTTCGACTTTGAAGTATTCAATTTGAGCGCAAACAGACTTTTTAATTAACTCTTGGACATTTGTTTTTAAATTATCAAAGCCAATTTGAGGTATTTGATAACTTGTCAAAGAATCAATGATATCCTGAGAGCGTTTGTTAAATTTTGGAAATTCAACATTTGTCAGTAATTCACCTTCATAAGTTTCATCATAGTAAGTTTTGTCTACATATTCCATTTGACCTCCTTTCTAAAAAAAGAGTGGTATAAACCACTCCTCTTATCAGAATTATTCAGCAGTTACTGTAACATCGCATGTAACGGTTAATCCGTTAACTGTTGTTCCAGTAATTTTTGTTGTGCCTGCTGCTTTACCTGCTACACTACCTTGTTTCGGAGTGACAGTAGCAATTGTAGGGTCACTAGAAGTAAAGGTTACTGTTTTATCATAAGCATCTACTGGTAGTACAGTAGCTTTCAATGTTTCAGTACCTCCAACAGCTAAACTTACAGTTGTCTTATCCAACGTTACCCCAGTTGGTTCTTGGGGAACATCAGGGTGTCACCATAACAATACCGATTGCTTTCACTTCACGGATAACAAAGTCCGCAGATGTCAAAAGGAAGTGATAAGTTGCTTGTTTTGCTACTGAGTTAGAATCTGCTGCAGCTGTTTGCATACTCACTTCATACCCAAATACAGGAGTTAAGTTTGCACATGGCGTGAACAGGATAACATCATCAACCATACTATCAACAATTTCAACTGCAAATCCTGCAATATTGGTTAATTTACCATCAACAACTGCGGAATCACCAAGTACTGTGTTGCGATTTTGGATTTCTGCAACATAATGAGTAGAAGTCTTAAGAGACATGTGCCACATAAACTCAGAATTAAGATATTTGTTATCAAAGGCACCTACAACTTTTTCAGTTAATTCTGAAATAGTAGGCAAAGCCGCACCATTTACTTTAACTGCAGCGTTCGCTTTTGCCTGTTTAATAAAACCATTTTTTAGCTTAATGAACGGGTCAGCAGAATCGGTATCCCCATTAAAAGCAAGGTCTTGTAAATCAGCACCGAATTGTTGTTGCATAAGAGTCGTCAATGCTTGTCGAACGTCTTGTCCACGAGTTTGAGCAGTATAAAACACATTACTGTTTTCAATCCATGCATCAATATATAAAGGCGAAAGAGTATATGGAACTGTTGTTTCTTGTGCGATGTCCGTTCCAACTGGCGTTGTGCTAGTTCCTTGATGTTGGCGAAGAGTACGTTTCTTAACCCCTAATTTATCAATAGCACCAGTTGCTGATTTAGCAAAGTAAGGAGGCAATTTTTGAAGGGTAGACTGACTATTTACGACATCCATAACAAATGCACGTGCATTGTCAGAGCGAAGTGTTACATCGTTACCTGCTTTAGAAATAGCAGCAAATTGTTTTTGTAAAAGTTCTGTGTTGTTCATATTGTTTTTCTCCTTTTAGTCTTCGATTGGGAAAAGTGCATCAACATAACTTGGTGTTGCTGACTTTTTAACTGTTTCTGAAATAATTTCGTTAGCATTGCTGACACGAGCTTTTTCAAGAGCTTCAAGACGTCCAGCCATTGGAGCAATTGCTTCAGAAACTGCTTTTGCTACTGCTTTTGCATCAATAGCTGTTTCTTCCCCGTCTTCTTTTGTTTTGTTTTTATTTTCATCTTTAGGGTCTTTTGTAGCTTTTTCTAAAGCTTCCAAACGATCATTGATTGGTGCAAAAGCTTCACCTAGAGCTTTTTTAAGTTCTTCTTGAGTCATTTCGACTTCCTCCTGTTTTTTTAAATTAAAAAAAGACTTAACCGTACTGATTAGTCCTTGTTTAGTAAGTGGTTGTGTTGTTTGAAATGAGTTAATTAATGCTGATAATTCACTAATTTCTTTTTGGATACCTTCAATCCTTGTTGAATCATCAACAGCGTAGTTATCCAAAATATTCCATGTTGCAGAACGAAACGCATCAAGCGCAGCATTAATATCACGATACATTTTGCTGTTATTGAAGTTGTCAGTGGTCTGTTTCTTGACTTCTTCGACCTCTGCTGTTCCAGCAAGAGAGTATCCTGTAAATTCTCCCTTTTGGATTGATTCCCAAAGTTCATCTGTAGCTTTTGTTACAAGAACCCAAGTTCCTTTAGCAATAGCAGTATCACCTACGGTCATATCACTTGGAGCGACATAACTTTCAACAACTTTTCCAGCACTCGTTTTAAAATCATGTTGCTTATCAATGTTTTGATATTCTTCCATGAATCCATGTGCTGCTTTTTCAATCGTTTCAGCGTCCATAAAGTCGCCGTGTGCATCTTCTACATCAGGCTCATAGACAACTCCATAAACTAGCTTTTGAGGGTCATCTGACTTTGTTAAAAGTTTTACTGTCGTTTCAAAAGTTGGTTCACTAGCAGATTTAGTCAAAAAGAATTGCTTTTTATTTGCTGCTTTATCAACATACGAAACATGGGTAACTTTTACATTTTCTAGCTTTCGCATTTTTATCCTTTCTGTTTAATTTTTAGTGTACTTGTCAGCAAGTACAGGATTCATGAAACAATGACAGCTGATAGAATTACCTGGCGATAATTGAGGGTCCCTTGGATACCTCGCTCTTTCGCCATCAATAATAAAGAAATCATCAACTGCAACAACTGTTCCGTCTGCCTGTCCATGTGACATTCTCGGTTCTCCTATACCACTAGTATGTCTCCATTCCTTTCCAACTATGTTCGGATTGGACATCATCGCTTCATACTGAGAGCCTGAGTACATTCTCAAAACCTCAGTAATTGATGTAGTTCTTGCCCTACTATGTCCAAACTCGTCTAGTTTAGAGAGGTTACGCTCTAGCCATTTAATGCCCTTTCCTTCGTCATATGAGGATTGAACAAGAAAAATGAACCTCTCTTTAGAAGTTAGGTCCATTAATTTCGGTAAACCTTTAAGCCACTTATCAATTTCCTTTGAATGACGGCTTTTAGGGTTGAATTCACTCTTTCCTTTATATTTGCTATTGAATTTATCAAAAAGTGCTACATAAGAAAGTTTTATTTTGGGATTGACTCTTTCGGACATTTTACTAATGAAAACTCTAACTGCAAGTGCTGCTAAAATCATTTTCCGACTTGGTTTTTTATCTTTTTGAGCTAACTCTTCCAAGATTGGCGCAACTTGCTCATAATCTTCTTGAAGTATATCCTCTAATTCCTGTTCAATATCAGATATATTATCAGCAAGAGTTTCGGTAAAGCTAAAACCAGCTTTTCTTAAAAGCTTAATCAGCTCTTCTTTTTCCTCTGCTGATAGTTCTAAGGATTTTTGAATTAATTCCGCATCATTCATCACGCGCCCTCCGCATTATTTGACGGATGCCTGCTGCTATCTCTGCCCCTGTTTCTGTACCATACGCTTTAGATAGGTCAACATTGTCAGAATTTAGCCCATTTTGAGCGTTTGACTGTTTGACAGGTAAATTATACTCATCACCATCAAAGTTCTCTAAAGGCAAGCCAAGAACATCTGACAAAGGTCCACGTAAATCATTAGGAGCAACAGCACCAGCAGAAGTTGCAACTTGAATAAACTTAGTAACATCATCCATGTTTTTGATTTTTGGTGCTTTAAGATAAACTTCAACATATTTGAAATCATAATCTTTAAATAAAGAATTAATCCGCCAAGCATAAGATTCACGTAAAGGTTGAAAAACTTGTTCTTCTGTCAATTCTTTTGCAGTTTCAGCGGTGCTTCGGTTGTAGTCTGTAGTCTTTGCCACATATATCGGAGGAAGCCTGAACGCCCCTAAAACAGCTTGTGTTACATTCTCATCATATTCAAGAAAAAGTGCATCTTTTTGTAAAACATCAGCAAGATGTTCAACTCTAATTGATGGTTTACTTTTATCTTCTCCATATCCTACCGCTTCTTCTCCTGGAGAAACTTTTTCCGATTCTAACAAAATAAATTTGTGTTGATTTTCTTCTCCACCAATTGATTCAGCATAGCTCTTTAAAGTTGCTTCACTTGCTTGTGTAAGTTGAGCATTTTCAAGCATGATTGCCAGAGGAATGTGCCGACCTTGTACAAAATAACGATAATTCAGCTCATCGGCTTTACGGTTACCAATAATTTTAATCAGCGGTCCAATCCATCGTGGAACGCCATACGGGCTTTGAAAGTCTCCAATTTTAATGTGGATAACTTCAGTTGCTGTTCCATTACCAATTGAACCATTCACATCAAGTGGTGTTGTATCACCGTAAGTCTTAAACCAAGTCCCAGAATTTACTGAGCTATCATCTGAGTTGTCACGATAATTAAAATATCTAACCTTAATCTGTTGACCTTGGTCATTAGTGACTACATTCTGCTTGGTAACTGTCATAAATTCAGGCTTGATTGAATCAATACCTACAACATGGCCAACACCATTCCTGATTACTTCAAAATATCCGTTTCCGCATTCTTCGACTTGACGAATGACTTCTTGGATAATTTCCTTAGGCGGACGTTCAAAACTTAATTCATTGAGTAATTCTGTAAGAACATCCCATTCTGCTTTTGTTTCCGCGTTTTCATTGGAACCATCCATTTTGTATCTCAAGTCAATCCCAAAACCTGCAACGTTAGTCGCATAAGCTTCGATACATTGGTTTAGGATATTGCTATTATCAACAACATCTCTCAATGCAGCAATATCATAAGGAGGACTAATTAAAGTTAAATCTCTTCTAAAACTCTGCTCTCCATTTTCGCTTTTGATAACAGAAGCTAATACCCTGCTTTCATCTGCCATAACAGCCTGTTTCTTTAAACCTTTGGGAATTCCACCAGATTTCCCACCACTAATAATTTTAGATGTCAATTTATCACCTCCCTAAAATGCTGTTGTTCTATTTTCTCTTCTTGTATGTACTGGCCTTTTATCTAATCTGACAAGTGCCTGAGTCATACTATCGACATCATCGTCATGCGCTCCATTTGGAAAAGCTGTCAACTCATCAAGTATCTCGTCACTATAGGATTTCCATAGTGGATGTGGTAAATAAACGTTGCCAGCCTCCCATAGAGGAGATACTGCCTGCGCTCTTACTTCTTTTCCACCTTGTGGATTTACTGGAACTATGCCTTTTATTTTTTTCTGTAGCATTTCAATTACTGCAGAACCGTTGGCTTTATCCTCAATAAGTTTTCCAATAGCTTCTGGATGCTTAGCTGTCATGACTTCAATAGCCTTCATAGTATCAACTATCCCCATTCGCTGATGGTGACGGTCTAACAGATAGTTTTCTACACCAGCACGCGCCCATACTTGACCAGAAACAAAGTCAGATGTATTTTTATCTTTGAATGTACAATCCCATGACTGCATTTGAATATCAAAATGACTTGGCATAACTTTTACATCATCACCAAGTCCTAATTTAACTTTCATTTCGAGTGTAGGCACATAAAACTTGGCCCATGACCGTTTAAAGATATCCCCGCCAGCTGGTGTTGGTCTTTGTTGATACAAAGCGGCCCAACCACGAGAGCCAGTCACTTCTTTAGTTTGTCTTGCCCATTCTTCATCTTTTCCAATTTCAGGAGCAAGAGATTCACCAATTTCACGATTTAATAAATCATTTTCTTCAGCAACTGCTGGTATTTTTATTTCAATCCACGGCAACTTATTTTCTTTAAGAAGTCGTCCTGCTAAATCATCCTCATGCCATCTAGTCATGATAACAATGACAGAACCATCAGCAGATAAACGGGAGTAAAAGGTATCTTGCCATTCGCTATATATTTTGTCACGAATAGTTTTAGATTCTGCCTCAGCCCTATTTTTTATAGGGTCATCTATAATAAGTAAATTTGAACCACGACCTGTAGCTCCACCTAAAATTGATGTGCTGTAAAGTTGCCCTAAATGTTTATCAATTCCCCACTCTGAAACACTAGCAGTATCAGAACTAATTTCTAAATTAAATAATTCCTTACTAAAAGTTCTAAACTTTTCTCGGTTTTTTCTACCAAACTTTTTATAAAGTTCTTCTGAGTAGGAAACAACCATTGCCAATTTATCAGGGTTTTTCATCAAATAATATGAGGGGAAAGACTCTGTAATAAATGTTGATTTCCCGTGTTGAGGTGGTAATTCAACGATAATAAAAAGACGTTCACCGTCTGATATCCGTTGCAAATAAGGAGCAATATACCTTTGATGTCTTAACGGCTCAAAAGTACAATTATTAGCATAGTAGAAATAATCAATATAATTTCTTCTAGCAAGCTCTTTAAGGGCCTCCTCACGAATTTTGTTCATATCATGTTCCATCAATGCCATTTGCTAACCTCCGAAGTTCTTCTTCTGTTAGGTTTTGCATAGGATTACGAACCCCAATATCACCAGAAATTTGTGTTTCTCGTTTATCTCGCCATTCATTTGGCTTACGATTTTTAAGCCAGAAAATAGCTGCAGTGGTATCTGGTGCTTGTTGTTTAGTGACTTCTTTTGTTACCAATAAACCAGCATCCGTCAACTCTTTTGTAATTTCTACAAATTCATAACCCAAAGCACGTTTTAACAAAGCATTTTCGACTTGAATGTCAACAACTTCTTTACCCTTTTTTAGGGCCTCCAAAATCTCCAGATGACTTTTTTTCCAATTACCCAGAGTTGAAACAGCAATCCCCATATTATGAGCGATTTGCTCCTCTGTTAAGCCGTCTCTTGCCCAACCTTGAATCTTGAGTAAACCTTCTTCTAAAATCCATTCTTCATATTTAGCTTTTGCCATTTCTCCTCCTTTCTAAAAATCTACACAAAAAAACCGCTATTTCTAGCAGTTTTTATCACTTGGAGAATTATGAGTATTGGCTCGTCGTCTTAAACCATGATATAAGTATACCACTTAAAACACGGGGTAAAATTCAACGAATCATTCAAAAACATTTCACGATTTTACCACCTACAAATAAGGTCTAATCATTTCTTTAAAAGATTTGTTCCAGCGCCATAATGTGGTGACACCTACAAACATCTCTTGAGCTACTCCGTACCATGTCATTCTTTGCTGATAATGGAGTAGTAAAGCTTTTTTTGTCTCACTACATTCCACATCCCAGAACATATCAAGTATTTCTTTTTGCCTTTTCATTTTTCCGAGAATGCCATTGAGTTCATCTTCCTCCACTCTTAAAAATTCCGACTCTTGCGGTGCTATTCCAAGTGATTGTGTTCTAATTCCAAGATTATCTGTAGGTTTTCTAGCCCTTAAATCAAGTTCTCTAGCTTTGATATTTGCTGCTAACTTCCCTGTCACGTAATCTCCAATAATTCTATCTAACTTATCAGCCATTCATCAAAATCTCCTTTTGTGGTATAATTAAGTTAGAAATTCAGTTGCCGAAGCCCATTGCCGTGGGCTTTTTTTGTTTAATTAATTAATTTAAAATATAACGAGATTAGAAACGCAATCCCAAATAATATATTAAAGGTTGCGGTCCCAACACTTATTGGACTTCTTGGCTTCCCAATTGCGTAAGGTGTAACGAACAGGCAGAGAATCAGTAATAGCACGTAGGCTATGATAATTATATTTGCAATCATTTTTCTCCTTCCAGTTGAGTTTAGCGAGTTCCTAGCTCAGTATGATATAATACGTGTGACCACAAATAAAATGAAAAAGTATTATTTTATACATTCGAAGCTCAAGCTTGGTCAGCTTGGGCTTTTTTTGTTTAATAAAGCCATCTAGGATTTTTATTATTTATTCTATCCCTCACATCCAAAGCCTTAATCATTGAGATGGGCTTTTTCTTATGCTTAAATCGTGGAATGTTAACATAACCATAATGAGAAACATAAGAATCAAATTTCGTTCTATCTCCGCCATAAACATTAACCATAACTGCTTTTCTTCGTCTCATTCCATAACCTCCTCGATATAGGCAACTTTGAAAGCACACTTGATATCAGCGTACCAACCTGCATTGCTTTCTATGTTTTTAATTAAATCTGATAAGCTATTGGCATTAGTAACACACATTGCGGCCTTAGTATCTCCAGATTTGCTTAAAATTCCAACACTATATAACTCAAATTTTTTCATCTCTACCTCAATCCATATTATCTTTGATATATCTAATCCGACTACCGTTTCTTAATCTGAATGCATATATCTTACTTTTAGATGTTCCTTGGTTACCAAAATAATCAAAAATAGGATTTCCTCGAATATCATTAGTCATGTACCAATCGAAATCGTTTGGGATTTTATCCTCAATCATGTAATGGAACTTTTCTATAAAATATTTCTGTCCCTGAATAGTTATCTTGGGAATATATTTTTGTACATTCTCTTTTGTTGTCGAAGTTAATAACATTATTCCCATTTCAATTGAAAATGCTGTGGGGAAATTATAAAATTTACCTTTTTCATCTATAGTTATCCTTCGGTCTCTCATGAATTTCAAAAACATTATTTTGCTCATATTTATATTATTAAGTTTCAATAATTCTATAAATTCTGAGTAGGAAATCTCTTGATTGGACAAAATTATATTTTTCTTTTCAATAGGAACATAGGTTATACTTTCGATTCTATCCACTTCCCACCTCAATCCATATGTTTATCAAGCCATTTTTCGTGGCTACCACTAGACTCGTCAAGGTCTGAGCGGTTTAATTTTCCATCATATACTTCAAGTCCTGAATTACTTGAAACCCACTCAATCTTTTCACATCGCTTGCACACTCGAATATATAGTGCATTTTCCCACTT